CTTGCGGACTGGCGACAGGACTGGCCCTAAGGTGTTACCCTTAGGGGTGCTCAATCAAAGGCCACTGGCTCCTCTTGGTCATGCAGAGTCGTCGGATTTTTGAAGTCCGCGACTTCTCAGACATACTATTGTATACCCGAGAACGAGTCTTCCTCATATCCAGGTACGTATCAATGTACCCGAGATAGAAGGAATTGGCCTTTGCCCTGAGTACTCCAAGCCATGGCTTATACTTCTTGAAACAAGAAGCATAGACCGGACGGACTTTACTTTCATAAAGTAACCGTTTTAGGTAAGGATCGTCAGAAACAAAGGGTTTCAAAGGATTTTTGATTTTATCTAGAATCCCTAGGACTCTATCCGCATGGGCTACTATCTTGTGAGGTATCCGGGTTATATGTGGTTCACCGGGAAGATGTAAATCTTCCCTAAGTGACAACATATTTCGTACATGTCTTCTTTCGAAGATACGTACAAGCTCAGAATAGGGCAGAGGCTCCATCCCATATGACTTTCTTAAAGTCACATAGGGAGTAGGGTCACCTGTCCTACAGGCTTGATACAATACGTTTCATGATGGAACGGATTGTACGACCTTGTCTCTCACACGTCGGCGACAGAACTCGAAAGTTCCGTGGCCGATGACCACCTTACGGTGGTTGATAGGAACACCAAGAGCGTTGAGCAATGCAATGTAGTTATCGGCGATCTTACGACCGCTAATAACAACATCGTCACCCACTATCGCATATGATCGCCTTGAAGGTTTAAAACCTGCAAGTACGCGAGCCATAGCGACGAGTAGATGATTTGTCATTGCTAACAACGGGAACGATGAGTAGGCACCCATCGGTTGACCTGTCCTGTAGGACACCTTTTCCTTTTCATAGGTAAAAGGGGCCCCAGTAAGGAGAGATTTTAAATCTTTCACAAACTGTTCAGGATCAGGCACCAATGCGGGATCCACTTGCCGTTGGAGAAGGGCTAACCCAAGATCAACAGGTAATGTATCAGTAGCATTAGATAAATCTATGCTAAAGAGTTCACCACCAACTGTTCTCAGGTAGTCCACACCAGCTTGATGGTCATGAGTAAAATCCGTTCGGAATTTACCCAATACCAGACTCAGCATCCTATGGACGGGTCGCAAAGCGATCTGACTATAGGAATCCAGAGTGGCAACAATCCGTGTCTTACAGGATTTATCCTGTAAGGCCAGCAGTTTCCTGCTGGTATACGGACATTGCAACTCATGGGTAACGGTTTCATATTGATTTTCATCAAACTGAAACCCCCAGCGAGTCCAGAACCTTTTTATCGGTTCCAACAAGTGAGGTGCTGTGTGTTTCAATGCACACAGATCCTTGGCTTGTGTTCCCAGGGATGGTCCGTTCGGCCCCGATTTTGAATTAATTCTCATCGGAGCTGAGAGTCCCCCAGATCGACCGTTTGAGTCGACCGGTGGATACTCAAAAGTGAACAAATGGTCATAATTGGGTTTACCATCTGGTAAGTGGCGATAGCCACCACCAGGGAGTAATTCCCAATCGGGTCCTAAGACCCTTCTAACCATCTCGTGTCCTTGGGGAAAACGAAATAAGCGTGTTTTACACACTTTTTCGAATGCCTTACGGATACGAGGTTCACTTAGGAACGTACTGATCTCAGTACCTACGTGGGCTATGCTACGAAAGTCAGGTTTTGGTGATGTCTTCATATTTCTATGAATAGTGAGGAGTGTTTTTACGCACTCGTCACTCACCTTACCATAACCGAAATGCTTCAAGGAAACCCAAGAACTGGGTTGACCAAGAAGAAACTGCTTCTCAGCAGTCTTGATACGAGAGCAAAGGTTTTCCAGTCCTTCACTCTGTATTCATTTTCGGATCTTTCGGCGCAATGCCTTAACCGTTCTCCAGACTAAGTCTGGATCAGAGCGAGTGGCTATTGAAATTGCACGTGCAGTCTTATGACTCACGAGTAATTTGGAAAATTTACTCGTTTGCCAATTGGGTTGTCCAGATTGGTATTTATTTAACATAAATGCCCTCCTGTTGATACCCCTTGGTAAAACCAAGGTTCCTAACAACCTGCCGTGCGCATAAAGCGCACTCGGATCTGTTGATCCGGCAGGACTTGTGAGATCACTCGGTCAGGGCCTGAGCCCCTTCCGCGAC